TAGGAGGTAGTTTATTAGATGATGGAGTTAGTAAATCTCATTATGAAGGTAGTTTAATAAAGAAAGGTAAAACCTTACATCATTTAAAGGAAGAAAAAGAAGTTAATGAAGAAGGTTTTTTATATACTGATATAGTATTTAATTTTGGTTTATTCAGAACAGATATGTTTAAAGAATTACTATGGGATGAGGAAATAAAGATTAGTGGTGAACATACTTTATTCTTCTATCAATTAAAGAATGAAACTAAATGGGATGTTGCTTATTGTGAAGAAGTTGAAGTTGAGCATCATCCAATACCAGATTTAGAATATAAGAAGTTTAGAAAAAGAACCGAATTTATGATAAAGATATTTGATAAAATTGGAATCAAAAAGATTATTAATCCAAACGGTATTGTCTATGAAAAAGATGGTGATGCCGTTAGAAGATATAGAGTATGAAAAAATATAAAGAAAAGAAAATAATATTAGATAAATGTATTTGTAGATTTTTTAATTCTAAGGGAAAACAGATTTATATTAAAGATTATTCTACATATCTATTTAGTAGAAAGAGAGATTATATTGATATATCATTTTTTTTAGATAATGGTGAGATTCAGAAAATAGCTAAAAATGGATTGAAAAGTATTAAAGTAGAGTTTTCTTATAGAGAAATAATATTTGATATAAAGAATATCAACAAAAAATTATATAAATTTTTAAAGTTTTTCAGACTACCTGTTAAAAGATGCAAGACTATAAGTAATAAAATGAATAAATGTACCTTCCAGACTGGTTACGGATATACTCCAAAGAATAAAAAAGAGAGTTTTTCTACAAGTATTAATTTTGTATATGATTTTAATGATATAAATTATAAGGATGCTCTCAGAGATCCATTAACTAAACAATTTAATCTAACTAAATTACCTAATATATTAACAAAAAAAGTGTATGAATAAAGAAATAAAGTTTAGAGCTAAACATATTTCAACTGGTGAATGGGTTTATGGTTATTATGTAGAAGCCTTAATTGGTGTGAAAAATGGAGATAAAATAACACCACAAATTTTTGATGAAGATGGTAAAACTGTGCATATAATAGATAAAAAAACAGTTGGGCAATATACTGGTGAAGATGATATAAATGGAATTAATATTTATAAAGGAGATATATTAAGAGGACACGAAGCAGGTAGTGGTTATGATGAAGATGGAAATGATGATGATGATTTTACTAATGATGAAGGATTTATTACAGAAGTAAAATTTGAAGATGGTGCATTTGTTGTAGATGCCTGTACTGGCGATTTTGATAGAACTGCGATTGGATGGGCAAAGGAATCAGGATTTTCTTATAATAGAATAGGAAATATTTATGATAATAAAGATTTAATTAAATAAATAAAAATATGAATAAATTTAAGAAATTAGAGAAGCTCCACAACGAAAAGAAAAAACTAGATGAGCTTATAAGTGATAATCTAAAGACTATTAAGGCTAGATTCAATGACAGACAGCATAAAGTTATACGAGAAGGCAAGGAAGTAATGGTAAAAGAAAAGGATCTATGGGAAGAAATTTGGCATTTAGGAGGTGATGCTAGTGTTGAAGCTGGTAAAATAATGCGTAAGAAATATCCTGATCTATTTATTCTAGTTGATAAAGGCTCTACTTTAGGTGAAGAAATAGGAAATTTTACATTAGTTCATTTCGGATTCGATCATAAGGCAATGACACTAAGTAATTATATTAGCCTTTCAAAACAATTAATAAGATTTGAAATTACTAAGTTAGACTATATTGCTAAAATAATTCTAGTTCAAGCAGTATTAGTTATTATAGGATTTTTAATTAGAGGAATATTTTAATTATATGGAAGATACAAAACTCATCAAGATTGATATTGGCAGTGGCAGAGCTCACTTCGAGGACTATATTACATTAGATAAAGATCCTAGTGTAAAGGCTGATTATTGTGTAGATATTGAGGGTGATTTTTCTATAAAGAAAGTAAATGAAATTGAATTTCTTTTTGTAGATAATCATATTGGAAAGGTAGATGAAATCAGAGCTCATCATATTCTCGAGCATTTAAAACCAGAGAATAAAGTTAAAGTAATGGCTCTATTCCACGATTTATTAAAGGTGGGCGGAATACTAGATATAGAAGTTCCTTTATTTCCTCATCCAGCTAGTGTTCAAGATCCAACTCATATAAGTTTTTGGGTAAAGGAAAGTTTTAAATATTTTATTAAAGGTGATCCATTTGGCGAAGCTTTCGCTAAGCGATATTCTCAATACCCAGTACCATTATTTGAATTTGTAGAAGAATGGTATAGAGGTGATGAAGGTAACTCTTGGGGATATGGAATTGAATTAAGAAAGGTATAAATATGTCCAAAAATAAAACATCATTCAAAAAAGGACATAAAGGCATTGGTAATGTTTTTAGGAAAGGACATAAACATAGTCAAGAAGTCAAAGATAAGATATCAAAAATACATAAAGGAAGAAAATTAACTGAGGAACATAAAAGAAAAATAGGCAGAAAAGGTAGTAAAAATGCAAGTTGGAAAGGTGATAAAGCAACATATTCTGTTAAGCATTTATGGATAGTAAGAGAGAAAGGTAAAGCAAAAGATGGAGTATGTGTTGATTGTGGAAACAATAAGGATGAAGGATCAAGACTAGAATGGTCAAATAAAGATCATAAATATAAAAGAAATGTTAATGATTATGATATTAGATGTAAGAAATGTCATATTAAATTTGATAAATTAATAAAAAATTTATGAATAAACATATTATAACTTGCGTAGCAGTTAATTGGTGGGGTAAAGACTTTGCTGATTTATTAATTAATACATCTTTATTAAAATCAACTCATCCGACAAATATAGAAATAGTTATAGTAGATAATTCAGGAGAATTAAAAGAAGAAGATTATGTCTTTTATGAAAAAGAAGGTGCTAATATAAAAATTATAAAGCCTGAAAAGAATCTAGGACACGGAAAAGGAATGGATCTAGGAATACAAGAAGCTCAAGGAGAATATATTTTAGCTATGGATATTGATGCACATATCTTATTACAGGATTGGGATGAAAAATTAGTTGAATATTATACAGATAAAGATATAAGATTATTGGGAGCCGAAGGATGCCCTTTAAAACCTATGCGACCTGCAGTAATGTTTTTTAGAAAAGATTGGTTTATGGATAATAAGATGAGCTTTGAAGCTCGAGAATTTGATGGAGTTAAGTTTGATGTAGGACAACACTTTTATTTCAAAACCCTTTCTTTAGGTGGCAGAGCTGAATTTTTAAGATGGAAAAAAAATGAATATAAAGATTGTATGGGTGAGGAGTACAGTTTCTTTAATGAAAGAGCATTCTTCCATCACTGGTGGGGTACTAGATTCTTTGGACCAGACGGCACAGTAGTTCATAAAGAGGTTGATGGTATTCCTTATGAGAAGCTATTAGATAGTAAAGCTAGTTTATTTAATCAAGTTAAGTAGCACTCCCCTACTCTCCCCCAGTGCTATTTTAAGCCATCCTGAGCATTTTAAGGGTATGGGGTGTAGTAGAGGAGAGTAGTATTATAAATAAAACAAAAAAGTTATGTTTGACAAAGTACGTAAGGCATTTAAAAGAGATAAAAAAAAGGATTTAGCAGAAAGAAGAGAAGCATTTATTACTGGTTATAATAAACTAATCGAAGAAACCAGAATGTGTTTTAAATATGGAGCAGAACCTTTGAAGAAAAACCCTGCTTTTTTTCAAGTTATTGCTACTCCAGTAGATTGTACTGCAATGCTCGAGCAGGTTAAAGCTGAGAAAGAAGCCGAAGAAAAGAAGATAAAAGATGAAGAAGCTCTAAAAAATGCTAAGGATAATGTAGCTAAAGATACTAAAGAGAATAAATGAGTTTCCATCACTTTAAAAATCAGATCAAGGTATGGTTTCAATGGATATATTTAAGTTATAAACATAAAAAATATGAAAAAAATAATAGTAGAAATTAAAAAGGACAAAGACAATACTTATTTCGTTAAGGTAGCAGAAGATGTATTACCATCATTTCAAAAGATGATAATTAATGGCTGTGATAATGATACAATAGTAGACTTTAAGTTTAATGAAAAGGATATTGAGGAAGTAGAAGTAATAGATAATAAAAATGTTCAAGAATAAAAATGCTACAACTCATTTATCATATAGAGAGCTAAAAGAACACGAGATTGATAAACTGGTGATGGTTTATGAAAGAAATAATTGTAATATTTTACAAACTACAAAAGATAAAGAGTGTTTATTTAAAGGAAGGCCACAGTTGACATATTACAGAGATTATTACAATTTTGATACAAGGATTAACAAATTGCGTAAGAAATTAATAAATCACTACATAAAGAACTCGACTGATATTTTAATGAAAGCTAAGTTGAGGGCTATCAAGAGAGCAATGGATTTATTAGAGGACAGGATATTTGAAAAGGTTAGTTTAATAACTGGTGATACTTATAAAATAAAAGTTCCTCCATCTAATAAAGACATTAAAATAGCCTATGAGATAATCAAAACTGAATTAGGAGAGCCTATAAATGTAAAAGAGATTAAAGGATTAGAGGACAGTAAATTAATATTAAATAATATACAAGTTTTATTTAAAGACTTCGAAAACAATGAAGATAATACCAAACAAGATATACAAACCCCTATTCACGAAAAGTCCTAGATATTTTATTTGTATGGGTGGCAGAGCTTCAGGCCGTTCTTATTCTGCTAGTCAATTCGCTTTATTAAAACTATTATCATCAAATTATTTTAGATGTGCAATAATGAGATTTGTTCTAGGTGATATTAGAAACTCAATATATCAAGAAATTAGAGATAGAATTGAAGAAAGTAAAATAGAAGATTTAGTTAAGATAAGAGAAAACAGTTTATCATTCGAGTTCAATGGTAATAAGATAAATGGTATTGGTTTCAGAAAGTCTAGTGGAGATCAGAAATCTAAATTGAAATCATTGGCTAGTTATAATGTTGTAATCATAGAAGAAGCTGATGAGGTAGCAGAAGAAGATTTTATGCAGTTAGATGATTCATTGAGAACTACTAAATCAGATATCATAGTTATATTATTACTCAATCCTCCATTCAGAAATCATTGGATAATCAAAAGATGGTTTAATCTAATACCATCAGGCATAGATGGATATTATGAAGCTGAGTTAAAAGAATCAGAAAAGAAAGATACAATTTATATACACGGAACATATTTGCAGAACATTAAGAATTTGAATGTAAAGACTATTGCTAGATATGAGAGCTATAAAACAAAGAATCCAGAACATTATTATAATATGATAAAGGGTTTAGTCAGTGAGGGAATGAGAGGTAGAATATATAAAAAATGGAAAACTATACCTGCAAATAAATATGAAGAATTACCTTATGATGAATACTATGGACTAGACTTTGGATTTTCAAATGATGAAACTGCACTTGTCGGATTGAAGGATCATAATGATAGAATATATACTAGAGAACTTTTATATGAAACTGGCTTAACTAATCCTATGATTTGTAAAAAGTTAGATGCTTTAGGAATACCAAAAGACGCAGTTATTTATGCTGATAATGCTGAACCTAAATCTATTGAAGAAATTAAGAGATATGGATATTATAATATTAAACCTTGTGTTAAAGGTGCAGATAGTATAAGAGCTGGTATAGATTATTTAATAAGTAGAAAAGTTTTTTATACTGATGATAGTGAAAATTTAAAGAATGAAAATCAAGAATATAAATGGGCTCTTAACAGAGAGAAAGAACCAACAAATGTACCAGTAGATAAGTTTAATCATTTAATGGACGCTATCAGATATGGTGAGTTTACAAAACATCAACCAAAAGGATTTATAGGATTTGCTTAATTAATAAAATAAACATTATGAAAAGAATTAGATTTAAAATTTCATTTGAAAGTGTAACAACTCATAGACAACCTTTTGATGTATATAAAATAAATAATGGTTTTGTAGTAAATAATATTAATTATTTTAAAACTTTAGATGAAGTAAATGCTTTTTTGATCAAAGAAATGAAAGAATTTTATAAAAAATAAAATAAAAATAAATGCCAAATTTAAACACAAATGAAAGATGGTGGTTTGATAAAATTAGAGAAATGATTAAGAATACTCGATTTGGAAAAATCGAAGTATCTCTGACTATTAATAACTGCAATGTTTCCACAGTGAAAGAGAAAACTGAGAAGAGCCATAGTTTTAATAATGATAAATTATAGGGCTTTACTTTTTTATAAATATATGTTAAACTTAGAATAGGGTTAGTTTTGTGTGGGATATCTTTTCATACATTTTGTTTGCTTATTGATTAGGGGAGGGGGAGTATATCAAGTCTCCCCCGTCAATAAGTTAAAAAACCTTATATCCTGCGAGGAACTCGAGGATGCCAATATTATTTGGTGTCCTCTTTTTTATTAAAAAATTATTATGAATATAGGAAATAGAATAAAGTTAGCATTCACTAAGAAACGAAGTATGAATGTTTTATTTAAAGATTTATATAGTAATGCTACTGGTTGGAAATCTATATTAAATACTGCTACTAGCCAATTAGGAGTTTATGCTTCATCTTTGTATGTTTACGCTTGTGTAAAGGTTAGAGGAGAAAAGACATCAGAACTTTTAGATTTTAAAGTGATTAATAAGAAAACTAAAAAAGAAGTTGAAAATAGTAATCTAGTTAATGTTTTAAATAAGCCTAATGAATATCAAACTAAAGAAGAATTTTTTGAACGCTACCAAACTTATAAAGATTTAACAGGTAGTGTTTTTGTTTATGTTATTAGAAAAGGTGAAGATAATATATCTGGAGATATTCAATCATTCCATTTATTGCAACCAGATTATATTACTATTCAGATGAATGATGATAATACTGCAATAGCTGGTTTTAAATCTAGTGATCCAAACTTAGCAAAGAAAGAATATAAACCAGAAGAAATTATATTTAGTTTAACTCCTAATCCTTTAAGTGCATTACAAGGTTTAAGTCCATTAAGACCGGGAGCTTATAGTATTGATACTGAAAAGCAATTATGCGAGTATCAAAATAAAGTTTTAAAGAATGGTGGAAAGGTTGAAGGTATATTTACATTTAAGATAGATACTTTGACTAAACAACAACTAGAAGAATTAAAAGAAAAATATAATGAACAATATGCTGAAGCAAAGAAATCAGGTAATCCTTTATTCTTAGGTGGTGATAGTAAATATGAAAAGTTAGCATTAACTCCAACTGAACTAAGTTATTTAGAAACTAAGAATATTAATAGAAATGATGTATTTGTTCTTTATAAAGTTCCTAAGACCTTACTAGGGCTCACAGATGGCGTTCAGAAGGGTAATTATGAAGAAACTGAGAGAATGTTCATTAAGAACACAGTTTATCCTTTAATAAGGAATTTAGTGGCTAAGTTTAATACCTTAACAGAAGATAATGAAATATTGATTAGTCCAGATCCAACTCCTGAAGATACCGAAGCTGTAAATAGTAAAATAGAAAGTGGTGGAACTCATCATTATATGACTATTAACGAGATGAGAGATTTACAAGGATTAGATCCATTGTCAGAAGGCGATGTTATATTAGTTCCTTTCGGTTTAACTGAATTAGGATCTGAACCAGATTTACCAAAAGAATAAAATGAAACATCCACTACAAGACGAAAAGAAAAGAAGAATATACTGGGATATTTATAATAAGAGATTTGAAAAAGAAGAAAAGAAGTTTATAAAATTAATCAGAGAATTTTTCAGAGAGCAACAAAAAAGAGTTTTAGAAACATTTGATATAGGAAAGAGTAAAGATATTATTGATGAATCATTTAATTTAGAACTCGAGATACAATTAGCAAAAGAAAGTTTATTACCATTCCTAGAGGAGGTATTAGTCGAAGCTGGTGTAGAAACGCTTAATTTCGCAAATTATGACTTCAATTTTATCCTTTCATCAGAAATAAGATCAACAATGGAAGCTAGAGCTGAATTATTTGCAACCAGTATCAATGAAACTACATTTAAGCAATTAAAGACACAGTTTCATCAGAGTGTAGAAGCAGAAGAAAATTTAACACAGTTAGCTGATAGGATTGAAGATACTTACGATAGCATTAGTAAAGGTAGGGCTTTAAATATAGCTCGAACTGAAATACAAGTAGCCAATCAAACTGGAATATTAAATGGTTATCAACAAGCAGGTATTCCAATTAAGATATGGGTAGCAGTTATGGATGGAGCAACTCGAGATACTCACGCTATGCTAGATGGACAAGAAAGACCTATGAAAGTGCCGTTTGATAATGGATTGATGATGCCGGGAGATCCAACCGGACCACCTGAAGAAGTGGTGAACTGCAGATGCACTATCTGACAATAAATTAATAATAATGTCAAGTATGAATAAATATAAATAATTTAAAAATATGATAAAATTTTACAAATTGAATAATAGATCATTCGCTTCTTACAAAGTTAAGAACTATAAAGACCTTTGGAAAAAACTAAAAGCAAAAGGCTATAAAGGTATTTCAGTAGATTCTTTTATAAATGTTAAGAAATCTAAATCAGTTGAAGATGGTTTTAATGTTGTTATGTCCACTGCTAAAGAGGATAGACATTATGAAATAGTATATCAAGATTTTGATTTAAAGAGTTTTAAGAAGAATCCTGTTGTTTTAGATAGCCATAATTATGATGGTATTGAGCATATTTTAGGTAAAGTTAAAAATGTAAAGACTAAAGATAAGAAATTACAGGGAACAGTAGTATTTGCTGAAATGAATCCTAAAGGTGCTTTAGCTAAAGAAATGCTAGAAGCTGGTTTTATAAACGCTGTATCCATTGGTTTTATTCCTAAAGAGTTTGATGAGAAATATAATATATTAAAATCTGAATTACTAGAATTATCTATCGTCAGTGTTCCTGCCAATCCAGAAGCATTATTTGAAAAAATAAATAAAACATATGCGAAAAATAAAAAAGGTAATAAAAAATCCACTAAGAAATCAGGAGATAATGTTAAAGATAAAGCTAAAGACAAGACCAAACTTAAGGCCAACGAAAACAACGATAGTAAAGGAAAGAGGATTAAAGTTAAAAAATCCAAAAAAGATGAGCCAAAACCAATCGTACCTAAAAGTGAAGAAACAATTAAAGTAAAAAGTAAAAAAGTTCAAATAATGGAAACTATTGCTTATTCAATTAAAAGCGTAGGCGAGGAGCTAAAACGAAACTCGGTTGATGATCCAACCGACAGAGCCGAATATAAACGCTTAGTGAATAAGTCTATTAGAGGACTATTAAAAATTAAATAATAATAATAATTTTATGAATTTGTTAAAAAAATTATTAGCTCTTATTGAGAAGGGCTGGGCAACTAAGGACGAAAAGGAAGAGGTTGCTAATGAAGTTGAGAAACTTCCGAAGGAAGATAAAGAAGAGATCAAAGAAGAAGTTGAGAAAGTTGATGCTCTACCTGAAGAAGAAGTTAAAGAAGGTGAAGATAAAGAAGTTAAAGAGGAAGCAAAGGCTTTTCTAAAGAAAGAGTTGAAAATTGCTCGAGAAGAAATTGCTAAAGAGTATAAAGAAGAATTTGATGCTAAATTAGAAAAAGCTGTTAAAGAAGAAATCGAGTTAAAATCTAAGAAAGCTGGTATCTATAACCCTGAGATTCAAAAGGAAGCTAAACGGAAGAAAATGAATCAGGTAATGAAAGGAATTGCTCACGCTATCTTGAATGGTGATGATTCTATGTTGAAAGAAATGACTACTGATGCTACTGGTACTCCTTATGGTGGTTATGTTGTAGATTCTGAATTAAGTGCTGAAATTAGACATTTGGTTACTGAATATGGAGTTGCTAGACGAGAAGCTAGTGTTATCACTTTATCAAAGAACAGTTATAAAGCTAATGATCTAGTAACTGATGTAACTGTAAACTGGGTTGATGAAGCTGGTGTAATTGGATCTACTCAAGCTGTTTTAGGTCAATCTACTTTAGAACTTAAGAAATTAGGTGCTATTTGTACTTTAACTAACGAATTGCTTGATGATGAGGAAGTTGATTTATTCAGTTTCTTAGCTAGTCGTGTTGCTGAAGGTTTTGCTGAAAAAGAAGATGAAGCATTCTTTAATGGTGATGGTACTTCTACTTATGGTAGTTTTACTGGAGCTTTAGTGAATACTTCTGTTAATGAAGTTACTATGACAGGTACTACATTTGCTTCTATGGATGCAGAAGATCTATGGGATATGATTGTTGCTACTCCTCAAGGTGCTAGAAAGAATGGTAAGTTTTATATGCACATCTCTATTCTAGGTCTTATCAGAACTCTTAAATCTACTGATGGTATTTATCTTTATCAAGCTCCTAGTGAAACTGGACCTGCTACTATTTGGGGTAAACCAGTTGTAGAAGTTGAAGTAATGCCTGAAAAATCTGAAACTGCTGTTGATACTTCTTTCGTTCTTTTCGGAGATATGAAGAAAGCATCTATTTATGGTATTAAGGGTGGATTGAAAGCTGAAATGTTTAATGCTGGTGTAGTTAGAAATGTTGCTGGTGATGCTGATATTAATCTTATCACTACTGATAGAAAAGCTGTTAGATGGGTTGAAAGAGTTGGATTTATCTTTATCATTCCTACTGCTCTTACTAAATTGACAACTGCCAGTGCATCAGCTTGAGCGTAATAGTATTTATATTTAACAATAATTTAATTGTTCCTATTGGGTCGGCATTTCGAACCGCTAGACCCAATAAGGTTCGAAAGCAATTATATGAAACAAGTAAAAAGGTGTTTGTATTGTAACAAGGAATTTAAAAAACCAATAAATGAAAGTCAAAAAGATTGGATTAATAGACATAAGTATTGTTCTAGAGAATGTTCTTATAAAGGTAAGATTGGAACTAAAACTAATAGTGAAGAATTTAAGAAACATTTGTCGGAAAAAATGAAAGGTAATAAATATCGTTTAGGAAAAGAGCCGTGGAATAAAGGATTAAAGATAACTCAGACTAAAGGTAAAGGAAATGGAATGTGGAAAGGTGATAAAGTAGGTTATTTTGCACTTCATAGATGGGTAGATAGAGAAAAAGGAAAGCCTAAACAATGTGAAGAATGTGGTAAAACTAGAGAAGAAGCAAAAATTGAATGGGCTAATATAGATCACAAATACAGAAGAAATACTAATGATTATAAAGCTTTATGTACTAAATGCCACCGAGCATTTGATATAAATTATAATAATTGGAAAGGATAAAAATATGTATAAATTTATTTACAAAAATAAGAAAACTGGTGCTAGAATATTAAGCCATACAGAACAAGATAATGAGAACTTAGTATTAGTATCTGGTGTTAGAACAACTGATATTAAAAGGAAAGAAGTTGTTGAAAGAAAGAAAAGATCTTACAAACGTAAAACAAAATAAATGCCCTTTAAAGGATACAAACAAACGGAAGAACATAAAAAGAAAGTAAGTGAAGCTATGAAAGGTAAAACTCCTAAAAATATTAAATTAATAGCTGGTTGGAATAAAGGAATTAAAGGTCATTGTGCTAATGAAAAAAATGGAATGTGGAAAGGTGATGATGCTAAGAAAGGAGCAATACATCACTGGATAGAAAGAAGATTAGGAATGGCAAAAGAACATAAATGTATTGATTGTGGAAAACAAGCAGAAGATTGGGCTAATATAGATCACAAATACAGAAGAAATACTAATGATTATAAAGCTTTATGTAAAAAATGCCATAGAAAATTTGATATAAAATATAATAATTGGAAAAATATTAATAAAAATATATGAGTATTACTAAGGAATATACTGATGAAGCTAAGATAAATACTTTTTTGAATAAAACTATTACTGTTGGTAGTGCAGATGATGCTATTAATCAAGCCGTTGATGTTATTGATCAATTAACTGGAAGAAACTTTATAGCTGATTCAGAGGCTAGTTCTAGATTATTTGATGGCAATGATAAGGATATTTTACCTATTGATGAGTGTGTTGAAATAACTGTTGTACAAAAAGGTGATAATTATTATGGAGATAGCTTTACAACAATTGCAGAGTTTGTTCAGGGTACTAATTCAGCAGGATATAGTAAGATGCCATTTAACTTTTCAGCCTTAAAAGCTCCTATAAGACGATTAGCATTAAGAGGTTATGCTTGGTTATTAGGTAGAGGAAATCATAAGATAACTGCTAAATGGGGTTATTCAGTTGCAGTACCTGAAGCAATAGTATTAGCGACAACAATTCTAGCTAGTGGAATATATATGTTTAATCGAGGTGGTGCTAGTGGAAATGTTAAATCTGAAAAGATTGGTTTATATTCAGTATCTTATAATAATGATGAAGGATGGAGTGCATTTGAAAGAGCAAAATTAGCAATAGCCCAATATACTAAACCAATTATATGACAATAGAAAATTTTTATACAAGTACATTTACTAGAAAAGAATTAGTATATACTGGCAATAATAGTGATTATGTTAAAGGTGATGGATTTACAGGACATATTCAACAAGCTAGACCTGATGTTATCCAATTTTTTGAAGGAAAGTTTAATCTAACTCATATTGTCTGGTGTCCGGTTGATACAGTAATTAATGAAACTGATAAAATAACTCTTAATGGAATTGATTATACAGTTAGAACAATTCAGAAAAATAATGTAGGAGATAATGAACATTTGGAGGTATATGTAGAGGAGGGAAAATAAGATGGTAGTAGTGAAATTAATAGGAGCTAAAGAGTTTGAAACTGCAATTAAAAGAAATCCTAAAGTTGTTATAGAAGAAGGTCAGAAGATGATTCAAAGGACAAAGGCTCATATCCTAAGTTTATTAAAGAGAGCTCCGTGGGAAGTTGGTAATCCTAATGGTAAAGGTAAAGGTATTCCATTCGCTAGTGGTAATTTGAGAGATAGATCAGTGTTAAGTAAATTTGTTGGACCATTGAGTGCAAAGATATATGTTAATGAAACTAAGGCAAAATACGCTGTATATGTCCACGAAGGAACTAATAAAATGGATGGCAGACCTTTCCTAGATGTAGCTAAACAGGATGCAAAACCATTTATAAGAAAGAAAGAAAGAGAATTTTTAGATAAAGTAGTTAAAGAATTAGCAAAATAATTATGTATGCAACATTGTTACCAAAAATTCAAACAACATTAGAGGCTTGTGATAAGCTAAATGATAAAGTTTATAATTATCCTATTAAAGATTTTCCCGGTTATCCTTGTGCCTACTATATTCCGACAGTGTTTGAAAATGAATTTTTAACTAATGCAGAAAATTTAAAAGGTTATAATTTCAAGATATATATTATTCAAGAAATGAAAAAAGCTGGAAATCAGAATGCTATAAATACAATATTAGCTGAAGCAGTAGATCAAATAATGGCCCAGTTTGATGAAGATTGGAATCAAGGAACTTTAGATGGCCATAGAATCTGGTGGAAATTAAATACTGGTGATTGGGGATTTGCTGATAATGAGGCTGGTAGAGTAGTATTTGCAGAATTAAATCTAATAGTCAATTTAATGACTACAAATTAATATAAATAATAATTAAAAAAATATGGGTGAAATAATTGGACAACAAATTGAAGTAGGCTTAGGTATTGAGAATGTAAGAGGTACTGCTTGGGCTACTGCAGAAAAATGGGTTAAAAAAATAACAGCTAACATCGTTCCTAAGGCTGAAAAGAAAGTAGATGAAAGTACCAGAAATAGATTAGAAGAATCTTTAGGTGCTCGAATTGTTAAAAAATGGTTTGAAGGTTCTTTAGAGGGCAATGTTCAAGCTGATATGATTGGTTATATTTTTTATAATGTTTTTGGTGCTTGTTCTAGTTCTGTTGTATCTGGAAGCGTTTACGATCATACATTTTCAGTAGGTAATACAATTCAAAATCCTTCATTGACTGTTTATGCTAAAGATGGTGCTAATAGTCAAGAAGCTTATCAAAATGCTATGGTTAGTGCTTTAGAAATATCTGCTAGTGTTGATGATTATGTTAAGTTTACTGCTGAATTTATGGCTAAGGATAGCGTAGCGAATACTGATACACCTAGTTATGATACTGAATATGATTTTATCGGAAAAGATATTGTTATCAAACTTGCTGATACTGAAGGTGGTTTAGCCGGAGCAACTGCTATTAAACCAAAGGATGTTAGTATTAAATGGGATCTAGGTTTAATTGTAGATCATATTTTAGGTGCTTATGCTCCAGATGATATTTATAATGGTAAAATTGCCTTAGATGTTGACTTTACTTTGAACTATGATGATGATACTTTCAAAGACCTTTATCTAGCTGATACTTATAAATATATGTCAATCACTATTACTGGTGATGCTGATTTAGGTGGTGGAACTTATCCTACAATTACTATGATTCTTAATAGAGTTCAAGTTCAAGATTGGAATAGGGATGATGCTGGAGCTGGTGAATTAGTAGGACAGCCAGTAAGTGTTAAAGCATTTTTCAATGAAACTGATGGAGAACAAAGTTCATTAGTTCTTAGAAATCTTACTACTGAATACGATATACCTTTAAGCTAATTAAATTCAGGGAGGGCTAACAACCCTCCCCTAATATAAACAAAATTATGACAGACTATATTAAAAAAGGAATCAAAACAGGAAGAATTATAACATCAGTAATAGCAGTATTCTTCTTAATAATATTTATTTTAATAATAACAACAATATAATGGAAAATAGAGAAATCAAAACCATAAAACTAAGCAAGTGTGAGGTTGACATAATTACTTATTTATCTTGGGGTGAAGCTAGTGATATTCAAGCTACTTTATATCAAGCAACTAAGGTAAATAATTTAAAACCGGGAATGACTGAAGATGATGCAAAAGATTTAGATATTGATTTGGGATTAGGAGAATCTTTAATAAATGGTAAGTATAAAATGGCAGAGGTATGTATCAAGGAAATCAGAGAAGGAGAGAAGAAAATAACTTACACTAGAGATTGGCTTTATAATTTAGATATTGATGATGGTAATTTATTAATGGAAGAATTAGATAAAATTGGTAAAAAAAAAGATTAAATGTTAATCGTGCTGTCGATGAAATTAAAGGAAAGAAGCCACCATCAAACATAGTATTATTTGAAATGTTAAGTGAGAGATACCATTGGACACCAGATCAAATAAGAAATATGAAGCAGAAAGATGTACTAGATTATTTTACTATAATAAAAGCGAAAAATAATATAGAAAAATTTAATAGATTAAAAGCGAAAAATGGCAGAAAGTAGAACATTACAACTATTATTAACACTTAAAGATCAAGCTAGTAAAGATTTGAATAAATTAAGTGGTACACTAAAAAATAATAAAAAGGCATTTAAGAAAATGTCGGTTGTTGGTGTTGCTGGACTTACTGCTATAACTGTTGGAATAGGTAAAGCTGTTAAAGATGCTGGTGAAATGGAAGGTGCTATGGCTAAATTTAATACTGTTTTTGGTGATGGTAAAGAAGAAATGTTAGATTTTGTCAACTCTTTAAGAAAAGAAATGCCTACTGCTACTCGAGATATTGTTAAGATGGCTTCAGGAGTTCAGGATTTATTAGTTCCTATGGGAGTTTCTAGGGAAAATGCACAGGGAATGACTAAAGATTTTCTCGATTTATCAAATAAAATTTCAGCTTTTAATGATGTTAATCCAGAACAAGTATTAAATGCTATTAAATCTGGTTTAGTTGGTTCTAGTGAGCCATTAAAACAGTATGGTATTGATGCTCGAATAACTACTTTAGAAGTTGTAGCCTTAAATGAAGGCTTATTACAAGAAGGTCAAACTCTTAATGATTTAGATCCTGCAATGAGAACTCAAATACAAGCTCAAGCATTGTTAGCTCAAATAACTAATCAAAGTTCTGATGCTATCGAAGGCTTTACAGAGAATCAAGATAGTTTTATAAGACGACAACAAGAATTACAAGCTACAATGAAAGATGTATCAGAAACAATAGGTACTGTTTTTCTACCAATAATTGATGATCTATTGAAAAAATTATTACCAGTAATTGCTAAAGTTTCTGAATGGGTACAAGAAAATCCTAAATTAACTAAGGTAATAATTATAGCCACTGCTTCTTTATTTGGATTATTAACAGTATTAGGACTAATAGGATTAGCTTTACCACCAATAATTGCTGGTTTTGCTCTATTATCTTGGCCTGTATTAGCAGTAATCGTAGCAGTCGGAGCTTTAATAGCTATTGGAGTATTATTAGTTAAAAATTGGGATAAAATAAGACAAGGAGCATCAAATATTTGGAATGGAATAAAAACAGTTATTAGTGGAGTGATTGATTCAATAAAAGATGGTATCAAGGCAATGATAAATTATGTAATTGATAAATTAAATTGGTTTGTTAGAAAAGCAAACTCAATTCAACGAGGAATAAACTCAGTACCGGGAATTAATATACCATTGATACCACAAATACCACGATTAGCTAAAGGTGGAATTGTTAATAAGCCTACAATAGCAATGATTGGAGAAGCCGGACCAGAAGCAGTTGTGCCTTTAAATAAAAGTAATGCTAGTGGAATTGGAGGAGGTCTTACTATAAATGTCTATGGTGATATTACAGGAGAAGATTTAATAAATAGAGTTGGAGAAGTTCTTATGGGAGATTTAAGAATGAATCAAAAATTAAGTTTTTAATATATGGGTATTCAAGTAAAAATTAATGATGTTGATAAGACTAATACTATTGTAGAAAAAAGTCTTATAGTAAACTTAAATCTAAATAATGTAGTAGATACAGCAAATTTCCAGATCAAACAAAAAGGAGCAACAGTACCAGAATTTAATGACGATATTAAGATATATGATGGAGGGGTTAAAATATTAGGAGGAAAAATATTATCAGTAAATCAAAGTCCATTATCTAACGCTGAAGGAATTATATATAATATTAATTGTGTAGATCATACTTGGGAATTTGATTCAAAGTTGGTAGCAAGAACTTATACTAATGAAACAATAGCAGATATAATTTCAGATTTAGTAACCGATTTTGCATCAGGTTTTACAAGCGTTAATGCGACATCAGACTTCTTAATCGAAAAAATAGTATTTAATCAGGTTTCTCTAGGTCAGTGTATTAAGAGATTAGCAGATATTGTTCAGTATAGTTACTATATAGATCAAGATAAAGATGTACATTTCTTTCCTAAAAATACTGAATCAGCACCATTCAAAATAACTGATGACGATACTGATAGTGATTATGGAAAGCATATAGTAGGAAGTTTAAAGATAAACGATGATGGATCACAAGTTGCTAATGTAGTAAAGGTTAGAGGTGGTATTTATGAAGCAAGTACTTTTACAGATAGCATAACTGTTAATGGAAATATAACTAAATCATTCCTAGTTGATTATAAATTTACAAATTTTGTAGTCAAATTAAATACAGTACTTCAAACAGTAGGTATAGATGGAACAGATCTTTTTGCAGACTATGACGTTTTATATAATTTTGATGAAAAAACATTTAGATTTGAAAATGCTTTAAGTGATGCTGATGTAGTGGAGTATAGTGGTAATCCTAAAAAACCAGTATTAGCAATAGCACAAGATTCAGCTAGTATTATAAAATATGGTATTCAAATTGAGAAAATTATTGATGATGATACCATTGAAGATCCTGATGTAGCAAGAAAGAGAGCCAGAGCAGAACTATTAACATTTGCAGATTCAGTTGTTGATTCTCGAGTAAAAACTTATGAATCCGGATTAAAAGCAGGTCAAACAATAAGAGTTTATAGTAATAGATTTAATATAGATGAAGATTTAATAATAAAAAAAGTTAGATTTAGTCAGCACGGCTACGATTCATTCCAATATTCATTAGATTTAGTCAGCACAAAGAGGTTTACATTAATTGAAATGCTACAATCGTTATTAACTCCTAAGCCTCGAGAGATAGATAATTCAGAAACAGATGAGAATATGCAATTAGATGCTTTAAATATAACAGTATTAGAAGAATTTACTTTAGTTAATCCAGTTGAAGATAATGCAGGTATAGAGGTAGCAGAACAATATTATACTTCAGCAGTAGAGCCAATCTGGGTATTAGCATATTATGAACCATCAAGTCAGGCTGATCCTAAAAGGCAAGGTAGATTAGATATATCAATGAAACTTTATTAAAATAAAATATTATGATAAAAAAACTTATAGAAAAATTTGTAAAGAAATTTATAAAAAAGACAGCAAAAGTTAAAGTTAATTATACTGCTTTTAATTTGAATCCAAAAATTAAGAGAACTGATGATGTAATGAAAGTAGTAAAAGAACTAGCTCATAAATATAATAACCTCGAAGATCTATTAGTAGATAAAATGTATCAGCTTTTAGTAAAACAAGGAGTTATTTTAAGTGCTGATATGAAGCATAATCTTATTCCTACAACAGGATTTAACGTTTTATGTAGAAGATTAGCAGGAGATACTACTTATACTGGAGAGGTTACAGATTGGGCTTTAGGGAGTGGTACAACAGCTTTTACAGTAGCTTCTACTCAATTAAATACAGAAACAGAAAGAGGAGTGGTTGATACGTCAGCTTTCGATGATAATATAGTTACAATAGATTCTTTTATAGGTGCAGGAGATATTCCAGATGCAACTTATGAAGAGTTCGGATATTTTATAGATGGTGATGGAAGTACACCTAATGATGGACAGGCTTGGAGTTTACTTATTACTGGTGGATGGGTTAAATCAGGAAGTTTGTTTATTTCAGGACAATATACTTTCGCAAATGCTTAATTAATAATAATTTTATATATGAGTGATACAGCAAGACCAAAATCAGCAGGAGATCTATTGTCAGCGGATGAGATTAATAAAGATTTGCCTGTATTAGTTAATGCTGGTGAATCTATTGCAGGTGCGACTTTACCAGTAGCAGGTTATATTGATAATGCTGATGGTGAAGGTTATAATTGTGATGCTAATGATTTGACAAAGTTGAATTTTGTTGGATTCTTTGTATCAACTTCTACTGATGGAAATCCTATACAATTACAAAAGAATGGTATAGTTAGTGGTTTTAGTGCCTTGACAATAAATGCTCTTTATTATGTTCAAGATGATGGAACAATAGGAACAACACCTGGAACTTATATTATACCAGTTGGAAGAGCTATTAGTTCTACACAAATACAAATATTACATTGGCCTAAGTTTAGAGCTGGGGTTGTAGCAGATTTAGATTCAACAACATCTGGAACTACTAATAATGATGTAACTGTTGATTTAGGATTTAAACCTAGAATGATAAAAATCCATTATTATTTACAAGGAGTATCTGGTGGTAGTTATATTCAAAAAATAGGTATAGTAGTATTTGAAGGAACTGTATTAAAATTTAATAATCTTTTAAATTCTCTAAGTGCACCTTCTGGTGATAATGCAGTAGAAAATTTAGAAACAAATAAACCAAATGATGTAACAACTCCACTTCAACTAGGATCTCCTGGAGCAACAGGAGTAGGTCAAAAAATAGAAATAAATAGTATTAGTGAAACTGGATTTGTAATTAGAAGAGAAAGACAAGATCCTAATACTACTTCTTTACATTCTAGGGTAAAAATATCTTTTGAAGCATTTGAATAATATAAATAATTAAATAATAATTAATAAAAAAAATATGGTAGAAACATATCAATACAAATTAAAAGTAGATGTTACTGATGCAGATCAGTTAATATCATTGCCTGTTTTGAGAGATTTGAACATTAACGTTTCTCTAGCAACTGGTAATGGTGCAGATGTTGCTTTCTCCTTCGATGGAGTAGTAGATGCAGATAGTAAAATATTATTAGGTGGTTCTGGTGAATATATTAAAATGCCTAAAAGTATTTTCCTACATTTAAAATGCCCTACTGCTGGTAAAACATCAACAGTATATTTGACAGGTAATAAACAATTTAAAAGTTAATAATTAATTAAAATAATATGAAAAAAATATTAGCTATTATAGGGATATTGGGTATTCTATTAATGCCTTTTAACTCTACAAAAGCACAATCTAGTGAACCAAATTTTTGGAGAAAAACTGATGATGCTATTTATCTTAAAAAAGATACTTGGACATTAGGAGATATAACTAACAAAATAACTGAAATTTGGGCTGACCTATTACACGTTGGTAGTGTTGTTATTGATACAGTGGTAGATGGGTTTTTACACGTTCAAACAACTTCTACTTCTGCATTCCTAGTCGGTAATGACATAGATCTCGATATGTTTCAAGTAGATACTACTAATAGTGAAATAAAATTTAATGTTCCTATTGGAACTGATATAGATGTTGGTGGATTTGCTACTACTAGCGTAGCTACTGGAAATATTACAACTGAAGGTACTTTAACTGTTAAAGGATCTACTGATTTACAAGGTGTCTTATTAGTTCAAGGAGGATTAAGTTCTAGTTCAACAATTTCAATAGCTAATGATGCTTGGTTTAGAGGTTATAATAATGCAGGAACTGATTATGTAAGTATGTTTAAAGTAAATACTGATGATGAAATAGATGTTGGAGCTACTTTAAATGTTGGTCCAATAGAATTAGTAGAAGATTCTGGAGTAGTTACTCTAGTTAATTTACCTGTTAGTGCAACTCCTAGTGCAGGAGTAGAACAATCATATAGTATGGCAGTAGATTCAAATACTATCTTAAAAGTTTATGCCGAAGCTGATGGGATTGGTGGTATTCAGAATCAAAAACTTGATTTTTCTAATACTCCAATAATCTTAAGTGATGGTGGAGTATCAGCAGGAACTCAAACAGTACACTTTGCAAATGATACTAATTTAGGATTTTATAGAAATTCATCTGATAGTATTAGGTTCACTGTTGGTTCTAGTTATTGGGATATGACATCTAATGTTTTTTCTTCTACTGGTAGTGCAGGTGGTCAAATAAAAAAAGCTACAGGTAGTTTTACAAACCCAACTTTGACTTATTCAGGTGATACAAACACTGGTGTAGGTTTTGGAGCATCGGACTCTGTAAGTTTAATAGCTGGAGCAAATGAAATAGCTAGATTTACTTATGATGGTTCAAATGGTTATGTAGAAGAGCAAGGCGGTAAGAAATATAAATCATATTTCCAAACTGGTGCTACTCATACAGCCACTGAATCAGATTATACAATCTTTAATCAATATTCAAATACAGGCATTTCTACTACCACTCTACCAGCTTTAACAGTTGGAACAGCCACAGGAACAGCTATTACAATTATTGATGATGATGGTAATGCTTCTGGAAACTATATTAGAGTTGATGCTAGTGATGGAAAAACAATTAATGGTAATGCTTTCGATACAATATCAGGTGATTATAATTCTATTGAATATATATTTAATGGTACAAATTGGAGAATTAAATAATAAAATAATTATATGAAAAAAATATTATTTATATTCGCAGTAATAATCGCAATAGCAATATCTTATTTTAGTGCTAATGCTTATCGAACTTCTTATAATCAAAATTTTAAGGTAGATGGAGATTTAGAAGTAACTGAAGACATTATTAGAGATAATGAAAGAGGAGTAATTAATTTATCAACTGCTTCAACTACATTATTAGCAAGTATAGATACTTATTATCAGATTAATGGCGATTTTTCAGATGGATTAAATAACGATTTTACATTAGCTTCTGATGGAACTTTAACTTACATAGGAGAAGGTGGAGAGTTTTTATTAAATGGAGTAAGTGATTTAGCAGTAGATAAAGCTTGTGAAACTACTTATGCTTTATATCTAAATGGTGCTTTAGTAACTGGTGCTGTAACTCCTCATACTTTTTTAGCTAGTTCAAAGGTTTCGAATATTAGTATTACTGGTATAGTTCAATTATCAACTAATGATTATATGAATGTATATGCTAAATCAGATACTATAAATACAACTATTGATGTGGGTAAATTAACAGTAACCTTTTGGGGAGAATAATAAATAACTTTAAAATATGAAAATATTAGACAAAATATTAGAACATCCTAAAACAACTGGAATTATAGGTAGTATTATAATGCTAGTATTTTTAGGTCTAGGTATTAGGAATAGTTGGCAAAACTTACCAGAAGAACCTTTAGGAAGTGCTATAGTTGATTCACAAAATTTAATTACAAATGGTGATTTTAGTAATGGAGCAATCGGATGGACAGAAGGTGCTTCTTGGACTATAGCAAGTGGAAAAGCTACTTTTGATGATACTACTGGTAATAATGCCTTAGATACATCAGCTTCAATTACAATAGTTAGTGGTAGAAAATATAGAGTTAGTTTTGATATCTTAGATTTATCTGCTGGTTCTGCATATATAGCTTTTGCTAAAGAAGGAAATCAACCATTATTTCGTAGTGGAACTTATCAGCTATATCCATTAGGAAGATACTCAGCTGAATTAACTGCTGAAAATAATGCAACGAAAGTAAGAATTTATGCAAGTGTAGATTCTGGTTCTGCTTTTGCTATTGATAATATTTCAATAGTAGATATTACTAATAAACTCCAAATAGATGCTAGCGATTTAATCACTAATGGAGATTTATCTGAACATACTGGAGATGATTTTGATGATTGGTCAGAAGCAGGAATTACTCATCAATCTGATGCTAATTTTGACAATTTTGCCAGAATAACTCATAGCGGCTCAACTGTTTATCTTTCTCAAGCTATTTCTGAATTTGATGTTGGTAAGACATTTAGATTATCTTATTGGGCTAAAACAGATAATGTAGCTACAGTATTTAGAGTTCAATTAGGGGCAGGCGTTCCAGCTACTCAAGTTTTAACAACTTCTTGGAAGTTTTATAGCTATGAACAAGTTGCTACTGGTGCAGGAGCTTTATATTTTATTAATTATACAAATGGTAACTATGTTGACATAACAAATATAAAATTAGTAGAAACTACTAATAAATATTCGACTGGTTCTTTAGTTAAAGGATTAGTATTCGATATGCCACTTTATAGTCCTTATACAAAAGCAGGTAGCGATTTAATTGCTAATGGAGATTTTAGTGATTGGACAGGAGATGATCCTGATGATTGGACAGTATTCGGAGAAGATGTTAGTAATTATGTTGATAGAGATGGAACAAACGATATTGCTCATTTAGTTAGTAACGGAGGTTTAATTGGAATATTACAAAATCCTTTTATAATCGGTAAAAGTTATCAATTAAAAATAAATGTAACTGAAATTACTAGCGGAGGGTTAAATGTTCTTGTTACTGGTGGATTAGGGATGGTTGATACGATTACAGCAACAGGTATCCATACTTATAATTTTACAGCAACAGGTATCCAAGTTCAATTTTATAGAAGTGGTACTACTGATTTAAAATTTACTGATATTACAGTTAAAGAAATAGATGGAACTACTTTAGATAAAACTCCTTATGGAAATGATGGTATGGTTGATGGTGCTACTATAGGAACAGCCTCTACTACTTTTGATGGAACTGATGATTATATAGATATTGGAAATACAAATAGAGAATTAAAAACAATTAGTTTTTGGGAAAAAAATGGAACTATTCAAAAAATGATTGACCTTGATGGTGGAACTCATTATATAGAAACTAAATCTGGTCCAGCAATAAGTGCCTTCGGATTTATAGATCCTACTTTTTATATAAATTCAGTTGAAACTAGCGTAATAGATAGTAATTGGAATCATATAGTTATTACTACCAATACTAATTTTACTGTTAATGATATGGACATAGGTAGAGTATCTACTGGCTATTTTGATGGAGATTTAGCTGATATTAAAATATGGAATAGAGTATTAACAACTGCTGAAATAGAATTGCTTTATGATAAATCAAAACATAAATATCAATAATATGAATAAAAAAAGACAAAAGTTAAAAACAAAAAAAGTATTAATAATAATTGGTATTGTATTAATACTATCTTTTGGTGCTGATATAATCAGCAAAAATAATAATCCTATTGGAAAAGTAGAACAAGCCGGAGCTGAAAGTGATGTCTATGATGCAATAGTTGATGATGAAATAGAATTAGTAGAACTAGATCTAAATCAACAAAAAGAAGTGATTGGAGAAATCCAATTAAGATTAGAAGGTAATCATACTATCACAAATGTCAATGGTAATTTATTAAACTCATTAATTAATTAATTAAATAAACATATGGAATCAAAAAGATTTACATTGAACAGTATTGATTGGAAGAAATTAGGCTTAGGCTTATTAATTGCTCTAGGAGGTGCTTTAGCTACTTATTTGCAAGAAACAATACCTAGTGTTGATTTTGGAGCTTATACAGGGATTGTAGTTGCTATAAATAGTGTTCTAGTTAATGCTATTAGGAAATATTTAACTGAAATAAAGTAAGGAGGACTAATTAAATGAAAAGAGATCAATATACATTAACTTTAGTAGCAATTTTCATAACCGTATTATTAGCAGTAGGAGGAGCTTCTTGGGCTGTATCTTCTAGGATTGATAAGATTAAAGATATGATCTATGAAAAAAATAATGAATTAGTTAAAGAGATAGGTAATCTTTCTGGTAGAGTTGGAAGTTTAGAAACAATATTTTTAGATATAAAGAAAAGTCCTGTTAGCTTAAATAAAGCAATAACAAATTTAAAAGAATATGCCTACAAAAATTCAGATAATTAGAATGATAATTATAGGCATAATAAGTCTTATAATTTCTTTGTATCTTTGTTTATTTGTATTTGCGAAGATAAAGAAATTAGAGGATGGCCTTGAATATGCTTTTTGTATCGGTGGTGATAAGGGCTGTGAAATAGTTGGTACTCTAAATGAAGGTTGTAATAGAGTGAGCCCTCACTACAAATTATATATTGAATGTAAAGAAGATTATAAAATATTTGGAAAGGATAAAAATTTATATAAATAGGAGGTTATTGTGAAATTTAGTGAATATCTGAAAATCAGGGAAGATGAAAGATTTGCTACTATTTCATCCTTATTGGCTGAAATAGCAGTATTGGAAAGTAAGCTAATGGAACTTTCTATGGCTTATAAAGAAGTAACAGGCAACCATCATCAAGCAGGTTTCATAATTAAGGAGGAGAAATGAAAGATTTTAATTACCACTTTACCAGTATTAAAAAAGATCATTGTGAAATATGCCAAGATGATGTATTACACGACACAGGATTTGAATTAATATCTGATAAAGAAGTAAAACAGTGCTTACGTTGTGGCAAAATTACCATAGCAAAGTAAAACAAAGGGCAGGTTGCTTTAA